TTTTGTATTAATTTTTGAAAGCCAACCTTTTACAGTTGTTTCAATCCAACTCGCCCAAAAGGGTTGTGGAAAATTCCAGCCGATGAAAGCACCAACTGCAATCCAGAATAGAATATCTAACATTATCGTTTACTCCTTGTTTGTTTAGGTTTAGCATCTTCAGATTTAATCTTAGCAATGATATATTCTTTTACTAAGTCACTTCTGACGATGTCGTTTACTGTAAACTCGACACGAGCATAACTATTCATATGCCTTACTATCTCCATGAAATTAAAAAGACCTTCCCTTTCGGTGCCCTTTCTTAAATCAGTTTGGCGATAGTCGCCACAAAACACAATACGAGAATGGTCGCCCACCCTTGTAATAATTGTGTCAAGTTCCTCCCAGTTTAGATTTTGACATTCGTCCACTATTACTACAGTGTCATCAAATGTTAATCCCCTGACGAAAGATGTTGAAGCAAAATCTAAATTGTGTTGCGTCATCAACCTATCGTATGGGTCAGGATAAACCAGATTATCTACTTTCTTAGCGAACAATGCCGATGCTATATGTTTATATGGCAGTTGATATTGTTCTAGCTTTTCTTCTAGATCTCCTGGCAAATGACCAATCTCTCTACTTTGTACAGCAGATCGAATAATCAAAACTTTCTCAAACTCTTTATTCAGTACAGACTCTAATGCTTTATACATCGCAATATAAGTTTTACCTGTACCAGCTACACCATGAGCCATAATGATTTGTTTACTTTTATCATTATAGAAGTCAAAAAACTTTTTCTGACTATCGTTGAGAGGATCGACTCGTTTGAGATCGGCGATCTTCAACTTTGCTTTAGCAGATGGAGCATCTGCTTTTTTCGCTCTGGGCATATTAAAATACTTCTGTGTTTATCTTACTTCCAGGATTTTTAGTTCTTACTCTTTCAAGTACATCTCTAAATCCTGTTGCTTTTTTTCTAGCATCTGTTCCTGCTAGGATACCTGCTTCTCCGATATTTGGTGCAGATATCATAGATTCCCAATCTTTATTGGTTTCTAAATACTTTACTTTGTCATCATAACTACAAAATAATTCTTTTACTTCGCCAGTCTTTTTATTTTTTACATTATATAAAGGCATATTATACTGCTTCCTTTAAAGGTTTACTGAGTTCATCCCAGTCTAATTCATAATCACTATCACTTTCACTGTATTTCAGCACTCCTAGTTTTTCATATCCAGGAATAACTTCTTCAGGAAGTAATCCAATTTTTTTCAGGTTAGGCATTATTCTACTGAACAATACTTCTTGAAACTGTGTTTGAAATAAATTTTCTTTTGAATATTCTTCAGTTGCTACTAAATCTAATCCATATTTTTTCCATACTTCAAAAGGTCTTAATCTATTTCTTGATACTGTACATGCTTCAAGTGCAAACTTAGCACGATCTAATACTTCTTCTTCTGATAAAGTTTTAACAAACTCATGTAAATAATTAATACCAAAAGTCACATGCCTAGCTTCATCTCTAATAATTAATCCAATCATCTCTTTATATACTGGGTCACGACTTGATTCTTTTGAAGCATTAAATGCTGCGAGTGCGAGTCCTTCAATAATTACTTGCATTCCGATAAACTTTAAATCCCATCTCGGGTCAGTAAGTATTTTATCTAGTAAAGTTTTCAGACCAGTTCCTATTGGCCAACTCGTTTTAATTCTTGTCTGTAAATATTTGTTAAATGCTTCTACATGTCTTGCTTCGTCAAAGGTTTGACTTGCTGCATACAACTTTGCGTTGAATGTTGGAGCACAGGATGCTAACTGACTTGCTACAAGTAAAGCACCTTGCTCACCATGTAAAAACTGACTAAGTGCCCATGCGTTTTGGTCATGTAAAAATGCTTTTCGTTTCTTTGTATCCCAGCCTTTATACATTTCATGTTCAGTCCATTGATTATCTTCAAACTCAAACTCTTCATCAGTGATACCTTCAAACTCTGGCGACCAATCAACATCAACCTCTACATTCCAGTTTAACTCCTTGCCTAATTCATACAACTTACGAATGCGATTATCTTGTACTGTATAATCCCAGTTATATGAGCCAGTCAGTGGAGTCTGAAATATCTCGACAACATCAGTTGGTTCTAGTTTTTTTGGATATTCACCATCGAAATCACGAACTTCTTTGGGTGTGGTAGTCTTTATAATTTTCATTACTATATTTATAACTCTTCTATCGGTGGTAAGTGTTTCTTTTTATTAGGCACAACCTGACTTCTATACTTGGGTGTGCGTAGTTCTTTGGCAACAGGGTCTCTACTCCGAATATCTTTTATTGACTTGCGAGTGTTTTTCTTCATCTGCCCTTACCTTTTTAATTACATCTGTTAGTTTCGCACTCTTTTTTAATTTGTAATAATCTATCGCTATCTGTGGTGCGTCGACATTTTCAGTTTGTCCAGACTCTACCATATGTAAATATTGTGTATAACTTTTTACTGCTTCCTCTTCAAAATAATGTGTCATACGATGAGCAGTTTTAGGAAAGAAAATATATAGTAGTAAATAAAAAATAATAAAAATAAACTGAGCAAATAAAACTATGTATCGTTCTAACCATGATGGTTTTGCGATATCAATAAAAATCATTAGATGCATTCTTTCATTCTCAGCTTCATCCATCATCTCGCGAATCTTTGGACCCAAGCCACTCTTCATCTTACGAAGAGATTTCATATGTAGCCAAACACCAGCAACCATTCCAGGAACTGCAGCAACAGTTTCTAATACGACTGCACGATGCCCATACCTTTTAGCAAAAAAAGTATCGGCTATGAAACGAAAGAACATAGTCATGCTCTTCGCAAACTTATCTTTAATTATTTCCCCCATTCATTTAATGTCCTATATGCATCCCTAGTAATACCCCAAATCCAAATATGAGCCAGTCAAACATAAAGTGCATGATAAAACTACCAACAAAAATAGTTTTCCAATGGCATTTACATATTTCTATGTGTTCACTAATTTTCTTCATCATGATTAAAGTCCTGTATCATAGGAAAAACTTCTTCAATAGCATCAGCACATTCACTAGCTATATCCATGTGTTCTTTTTGAGTACCATTTGCAGTTCTTAGATCTATATAATGCATCCATGAACGCAATGTTCCATTCATATATAGGGTACTTTCAGTCATACCCTCAGGCAATATGGCTCTAGCTTGTTCTTTGGCTATACCTTTGCCGAGTGCTTCTGTATATAATTCCTTTACTCCTCTAATAAGTTTCATCTGTTGCATATTAAACCATTCTACAATCTCACGATCTTCAAACTCTGTAGAGTTCTGTCTGTTCTTTTTATCTTGCTCTCTAGCTTTACGAGTAGTGTAATCATTTGCTTCAGCATATCTTTGACTAAATTCCTGGAAAGAAAAACTTCTATGTCTCAATATTTGTCTAGCGATATCTCTTGTAGTTTTAATTTCTAAACATACTGATACCATTTCAAATGGTGACCAGTGTTTATGCTTCATCAAATATTTGAGTAGCTTTTCAGAAGTTTCTTCATTCGCTTGGTTCGATGGATTAGATACTCTTGCGCAATATGCAACTTCCTGTAATAAATCTCCATTTTGTCCTTTCGAGTATGATATTAATTTAACTGGCATAACAAGCATTTGTTCCGTGTACTTCATCGTACCATGTAGGAACATCCCTCTTAGTCCATTTAGCGAAGTCTGCTTTGTATTTAATATAGTATTGACGATAAGCAACTATGCTATCATTATGTTTCACATCCTCAGGCATCGCTTGAGGAAATGGTGTTAGACCCTGTCGTTTAATAGCTATGGGTGTAAACATCAATGCTTCACGCAGTAGTGTATCAGTTTTGTGTACTCTACCATAGCGATGCGTATATTCATCGCAGAGTGCAGTAAATAAATTGTATGCCCACATATAATTAGCATCAGTTTCTCGTACCCATATAGCACAAGGATGGTTCATCATGGTAGCACGATAAAGTACATTTTCCATATTACTATTTTCCATGAGCCAATACTTAGTTTCTGTTTTACCTGATACCGATGGTCGTTTAGTTAGTTCGCCATCAAGCATACGATGGGCAGTAGAAAGTAGTTGGGCAGTTTCTAGTATCATTTTAACAACATGTTTGTCACAATGTTGTTTCGCAGCAACCACAGGATGCTGATGTAATGCAAAGATATTCATGTATTATCTCCTTCCGTGTAAGACGCAGTTTTCTGCATATCAAACACACCTTTCTGTTTTTTTGGTGGTGCGTTTTTATCTTTTACGATCTCACCAAGTCTATAAGTTTTTATCCTTTTATCTTGTAATGTAAAAATGCTCATAGCAACTATCGCCATAGCCAATGGGGTTAGTATTACAAGATATCCTTGTATTTCTTCAATACTCATAGTTTCACCTATTCATCTGTAGATATATCAATAGATTCTTCAAATTGTTTTCTAGCTTCTTTGCGTTTCTTTCGTTTATCTAGACGCATTTCAACATCTACCCAAGCGATAGCACCACAAATAGTAATCAATCCGATAACTATTAAACTATCTAATATAGTCATAATCATGTTATAATTCTAATTAATAAAAACTTAAATGTCAAATCCATCAATATATGCCTGTAAGTCTTCCATATCCTGAGTTGACAGGTTTGCTGCCTGTCCCCACATTAATGCTGACTGGGCACCTCTAGTTTCCCCAGCTTTATATTGCTCTAGCATCTTAACAATCGATGTAGATCCAGATAATTTTGGACCAATACCACCCTCGCCATTCATACCATGACACATATTACAATTAACATATTTCTTAGCACCTCTATCAGCTGGTGTTTCTGATTGCATCGCTACTCGCTTTGCTTCAAGTTGCTCAGTAAATGTACCAAACTTATTATGGTATTCTTCAAGACACTCACCTTGGCATCCATGAACATCAGTATATCCTTTGACATCTGCGTTGGCGTATGCTAAGTTCAATATCCAAAACAATCCTATACTTCCGACTAGGAAAGCAGTTATTCCTTCTCTCATTTTATCCTATGGGGTTATACTCTCCCATCCGAGTTGTTTAATTTCTGGATCTACTTTAGTCATCACATTAAGTAAATCTTGTTTCTCTAACTTGAACACTTTGTAGAATTCAGGATCGTGTTCTTTTATAGACTCAGTATTATGTATAAGGTCAAAAACTTTTATCGTTTGTACTTCCTTACTACCTTGAGCAAGATGGTCACGATCCATTGCTTTTCTAGTAGCACGATTCCCATCTTCTGGCTTTGATACATCAGTCAAACCTCTAACCAGTTCGCTAACTTTGTCGCCAAAGAATCGTGCTATTTCTTCATGTGATGCAGGTGTATCTTCAACTACATCATGCAATAATGCTGCCATGTACATATCCTCAGTAGTATCTTTGTAATTAATTCTTAATAATTCAGCAACTGCTGTAGGATGTGTGATGTATGGCTCGCCAGTGTACTTTCTCTTTTGCCCAATATGAGCATTCTTCGCATAAGTACCAGCGAGATTTATTCTTGGGGAAAATATGCCTTTAAACAAATTTCCGTCGTGCTTTTTAACTGGCAACTGCCACCTCTTGTAAATGTCTATCGGCGATAACCTTTTGTAATAAAGTGAGAGTATCAAGTACATTTTTATGACCGATACCAACACCACCATTATCGTTAAAGTAATGAACACAAGTAAGTTGGTCATCAATTAAGATGTCACCATCTTTACCGAAAGTTCCTTTTTCAGTTCTACCTTTCACGAAATTAGTGACCAAGTCACCCAAACCATTTTCTAACAACCATAACCTTTTTTGTTTGCAACTTTCAGCAAACTGGTCATCATATAATGTATGAACACTAGATAAAATTTGGATTTCATAACCATGCTTTTCAGCAATCTGTCTAGTAGAATCCATCAATTCATCCATGTTTACCATTCTAGGAAGTTTGGTAAATAGTTTATTCTGCATAACTTCATCACGGAACTCTTCATATATAAAAGAGTGCCTTCCATTTCTGAAGTAATAGTCGTCAAAGTTGGCTAATACACCATCCATATCGACATATATTATTTTATTATCTTTAATCATACAGTAATTCTACTCCATTTTTAGACAAATGTCAAGTAAAATCGTCTATTTTTTTAGATTAAAAAGTTATTAAAAATCAATTACTTATAAACTTTTTAAGATTAGGTGGTGAAAAATTCTTACTTTTAGTCACTTTTCCTGTAGATTCATCCTTTGTGAAGGGTGTTTTTGAGTAGTTGGAACGACCAACTTCTGCGAATGCTTTAGTTAAATCCCACCCTTTCGAGTGAGCATATCCAGCAGCAACCCAGATTAAGTCGCATACAGCATCAAGCTGTTCGACTTCATCTTTCATTCCATATGCTGCCATGAATTCATTAAATTCTTCATCAATTAGATTAGCATATAGTTCTGCTTGTTGATTAAAACCAGTATCGGCAAGTTCTTCAGATGGTGCTTGTTGACCTGCTATTTCCATCCATTCCTTTACCATATCAAATGGTTTTTTACTTTCAAATAATTTACTTATTCCAGCCATGTTATCAATCCCAGCCATGTATTTGCTCCTTTGGTACACCAGCTTCTTCCCAGTCTGCCAGTTTTCTAGTGGGGACTCTTCTTCGTTGTCCAGTTTCAGCATTAACCACTTCGTTTGTGTAAAGTGGTTCAGTTCGTATATCTTTCATTGCAGTTGGTACTTGGTCTGATAGTTTCTCATATTCTTGAGCCAATACATCGTATGCCTGTCTCAAGTTTTTTACTTCTGCTTCAAGTTCCAATATCCTTTTCTTATCAGTAGGATCGCCAAACATATCCATTTGTTCTTCAGTCATCTAAGTTCACCTCTATTACTTGCGACATACATTTACCACCAAAGCCAAACGAATTATTTAGCATCGTACGAGTACGAAGTTGGTTTGAGTACATTTCATTCTCACGAACTAGAGTACCATGTACATCTATACTTGATTGTTCTAAATTTTGAATATGTGGAACCCAGCCTTGTCTCATACTTTCAATAGCATAACATCCTTCAAGAATACCAGATGCTGCAAGTGTATGACCGATTTTACTTTTCGGTGCCCACATTTTAGTTCCTGGCATAATTTCAGTGACTGCTTCATATTCGATTGGGTCACCAGCGATAGTACTTGTACCATGAGTACATACATAATCAACTTTATCTAAACCAGCATGACTTAAAGCATCTTGCATAGAAGTACGAGTACCAGTTCCTTCTGGGTTTACCATATCTACTGCGTCACTTGCCATACCTGCTTTGTGTAATTTAGCATATGATTTACTTCCAAACTCTTTCATCTTTTCTTCTGATTGTAAAATCATACATGCTCCACCATCGCCCATCAAGAAACCTTGTCGTCTATCATCAAAGGGCATTGACCAGTTTGCTAATGCTCCTAAACAAGCAAAGTATTTAATACCCATAGGGAAGTTAGCACAGTCACCAGCAGTACAGATAACATAGTCATACTCATCTACTAATCTCATAGCATAATCTATATTGACCATACCAGTAGCACACGATGCGAATGTAGCAGTTGATAAACCTTTGAAGCCATAGTAAGATGTAATATGCATACATCCCATATCAGGAATCCTATTTACTGCTCTACGAGCATTACCTCGTTTCATGTACTTAATATATTCAAAGTACACATCGATTCCTTCAGTATCATTTGAAACTGTACTGGCAAGGGTTGCTACTTTAGGACTGCGTTCTATACCAGCCATCTGCATAGCTGACTCAGTAGTACTACTCATCATCTTTTGAGCATTGGTCATACTTCGCCACATCTTTTTGTCAAACCCTTCAGGCATAACTATACGATCTTCATCATGCATAGCACCACGATGAATTACTAAGTGGAAAATTTCTTCTACTTGTTTTGCCATGCCAGGGATTTCACGAGAGTAATCATTCTCGTCTAGCATTTTTGTGAAACATTCTTCGGGAGTGATGCCGAGAGCATCGCTCATACCATAACCAACTACATGCACAGGTTTCATATTATAACTCCATTAAATATTTAGATTCTTCTTTATCTTCTTCCTCTAGTATATACTTAGTCTCGCAAAATAACTCGAAACTTCTAAGTTCTACCATACCGAATACTTTATCATTTTTCATACGATGCTTTTCTAATAATCCATCTATGAGATCTACTTTGTTATTAAACACATATTCTTGACACTCTTCATGACTAGAAAATGATATAGAGGTAAAGTCAGTTTGTACTGTACCAATGCCTTCATACCATAACAGTGCTGTCAAAATTATAAATGTTTTCATTTAGGATATTTTTTTCTGTACTCATCCTCTATGTTTATTAGACTTTGCATTACATTACCGAATACTAATTTAAAAGGAACTCCAGGTTTTTCTAAGAAGTCATCATAACCTAGTCCTTGTTCCTTCAACATCTTTCCTTGCTCTTGTCCTCTACCAAGTAATCGATTTGATAGATAAACATCTTCTGCTTCATCCCAAGACATACCTTTAGCATTAGTGCCTAGATGTTTTTCTAATTTATCTTTTAGTTGCTCTCCATCAAATACAGTTTCGGGAACATCTTCATTAGTCTCTTTATTATATAGGCACGAAAATAAACCATTATGTAATCGTGACCCATATTTTACTGTTCTATTATCAGTTTCCATATCAGCATAACCGAATCGATCTAAAGTTTTAGCTAATTTATCCCATCCTTCAAACTCACCTTTTCTATTCATAAATTCAATAGATATTGCGATTCTAGTTTTAGGAGAGTTATGCCATACTGAGTGTGGTTGTCCCACATTAATTAATCCAGGATATGACATTTGAAAACTTAATTCTTCTTTTAGATTGCCTTGATATCCAGGAAGTATTCTTTCTCTTGGTATAATATAAGTTAAATCTTTTTCAGGATCGCCTGATACATTACACATATCAGAGTCCCACTGTTCAGCTTCACTTGCATCCCAGTATGTCATGATAGAAGTTTCTTCTTCATCAGGTCGCCATGGTTCATATATTCCAGGACTTACCTCTTCGAATGCCCAAGTCACTCTTCCCCAGTTCGGTCTTGCTGGAGAATCGCAGTGGGGAGACATACGATAATATGGATGAGCACGAAATATACTACAGCCATATGGCATAAGCATCATGTCTCTCCATTGTTTCATCATCTCAATACGAAACCAACTATTCCTTACACATATATTACCTCGTGCTGGATTTTCTCTTAGTGGTGCTAATATTTGATGTAGGTCTTCGTTAGTAATAGGTCGTTCAAGTGTATCCTTCAACGACATGTAGTAAGGTTCGTGTTTCATGTTATATCTCTACTCCATCCAAACTCACCATCTTCTTTTACCCATGCTGAGATAGGAGATGGTTTGTCATCTTTTACAAATAAATGTCCCATTCTTTTTTCTATCGCTTTCCAATCATGTATCCTTGAACCAGTTCGTTTATCTCTAAAGTCAATAGAAATAGTATAGGATTCTTTTTCGCCATCATAAATCATACTATGAGCACAGTCAGGTCCACCCACACATATAAGTGAGCATTTACCCATCTGGGTATCAAAGTGTTTCTTTACTTTAGGTCTAGTTTCGTCATCAAACTCTATTAAATTTATTTCAGTATATGGCATCTTTGGGTGTCTGATTTTATTCCTGCGTTCCATATTACAGTCACGAGGATCCCAGAATGCCATACTTTTATCTGCGTTTTCATCTAAATTTACAGGGAAGTTTAATCGCCAATAATAATTGATATTATAATCGACATAATCTATGTGTGGTCTGAGTGAATATCCTGGAGGAGATACAAATATAGTACCCACCAAAGCAGGTGCCATCATATTTCTATCTAACCATTTTAGAAACTCAGGATTGAAGTTAAAATGTTTAATCCATAGATTTGCTACGAAACCATATGCTGCGTATGAGTATGAAGATTTATCAGTGTACCATTGGTCAGGTATTAAATCTTCTCTGCGTTTTGCCCAGTCGCCACTTTCTTTATCATACCTTGCTATCTGTTTAGCAAGTTCTGCTTCAGTCAATGGGAATGGAACATCCTTCAACTCTACATGATATGGTGGTCTAAACATTATTTCTTTTTCGTAGTTTTAGTTTTTTTCTTTTCGTATCCATATTTTTTACGCACATAGTCCTTAGTATCTTGCCATACATGCTCCAAATAAAATTCTTCATCAGCGAAGAAATTATGGAACTTAACCATTACTGCTCCTGTCCAATTATAAAACCTTTTGAAGATTTTACCTTGGAGTCTTTTTAAGGCACTACCTCTTGGCATTGCCCATCCTAGTATAAAAAATAAAAGTGAAAAAGTAAGAATTATGATATAATTAACCAAGCCACTTTCCATTTCAAAAACCAATTCTTCCATTGTGTATCCTTTCATATTGGAAGTTAGTCAAGTGGTAGTTTTTTGTTAATTCGGAAACTACCAAAACCGAACGCATGACTCTCAGATAGAGGAGTTAAACTTATGAAATAAGCAACTCAGTGAAGTGGCTACTTTATTTTCTAATATGTGTAGCTTTCACCATGCGAATCTTAACCTCTAACTTTATTTATATTCACTGCTCCAATCTTTTCTAAGAAAAGAATAAAATATTGTGTCGGATCGTTTAATCCTTTACCAAAACTAAAGTCCTTTGGATAAGAATGATGATAATCGTGGGATCCTTCTCCCCAGTTTATGAAACTTAAATACCATGGGACATTACGAATATGTTGTTTTCCTCGTTTGTCACTATGTTGCCATGCGTTAGTTATACCCATAGACCATTGACCGAGACCTGCACCAGCAAATGCTGCCCATGCAAAATTAATACCCCACTCTTGAATGTATAAGTATGGACCATCGTACCAATAAAAATGTGTTAAGTAATACCCCAACTCTGGTAGCATAACTGCTAATCCATTTGTATATGTTTCTACAATGATTCCCCATAACAACATTAATAAGTAAGCACCAAATATAGTAATACACATAGATTTAAAACTATTATCGTGATACCATCTAGCAGTTTTATTTCTCAGTAATCCTCTTGTAAATCTTAGTGGTACATTTTCAAAGGGTACATCCCACCTATGAGTTAAAGATCTTAAAAAACCAATTTGATGTGGACTGTGCGGATCCCTTTCCTCGTCTAGATATACATGGTGCATCCGATGTATTACTGCCCAAGCTAGTGGACTTCCGATGTTGCTTACTATACAAAGAGAGCAGAAGAAGTGTTCGAGCCATTTCCATTTTACAGTAATACTATTATGTGATAAACTTCTGTGCGCATATATTGTGATAGCCATTGCTCCGAAAAACCACCATGCCAAAACATAGGGTATTAGATCCCATCTTCCAAATACAATGATTCCTAGCAGACACAACTGGGTGAACCACCAGTATCTGATACGAAAATTAATTTTATATGTGGTTAAGTGTTGCTCTCTAAAATTACTGAGCCAATCACGCAACCTTTGAAATCCGATAGTGAACAATGTATGTTTACCCCTGTTAATTTTTTCCTCATCTCGTCACTCGGTACTAAGTTCGGTGAGATATAGGAAAACATTTTAGCTTCTTTCATACCAACGATTGGGTGTTGTCTTGCTTTCACAAATGCTTCTTTTAACACCCATACCTTTGCTAGATAATTACATTTCTGCCTATCTAACAGTCCATCATATATTTCTTTTTCAGTCGGCGACAATATAGTTTCCGACCATTTATCCCTGCGTCTATCAAATCTAGACTCAAGAACCATATCAATTCCGTGTCCTAAAATCATGTTTGGTAGTACTCTCTTGAAGTGTACTTCTTCAATGTTTCTAGTTTTTCTTCAGCAGCAGAAATCTTTTCTAGTTGTTTATCTATTTCAACCATGACTTCTGAATGCTCACCTATACCAACTGAGTTGGATATATAGACTTGCATATTAGCATTTGCTTCAGCAATATCACCTTCATATTTTTTGACTAGAGCATCAACTATTAGTTGACTTCGCTCTGTCCTGCTTAATCTCTTCATCACTTTTTCTCTCCTCTAATATAGTTAGTTCGCCTTTATCGGGATCTATATAGTATTTATGCTCATTAATTTCGTCCATAGTTTTATTGGCTTTTTGATGCCAATCCCAAGCAGTACCTCTTACATTTTTCTGACAGAATTCAGGAAACTCTTCTCCCTCTAATACTATCTCGCAATATACTTTATGTTCGCCTATGGTTGCTGTATTTGCTTTCGCTACTGGTACTCGTTTATCACCTTCTTCAAAAAATATTTGTCGCTCATGGTCAAGTTCAAATAATTGATGATTGACTACATAACGAATAATACCTTCATCAAACAACTCATCAATCTTATCAACCGAAGTATTCATTACAAAACCATTCAGTTGCATCTTTAGTTTTTCGTCTTTCATGGTTGCCCATTTACGATTAATTACATTATAAGTCATCTATACTCGGTGCCCCAATAATATTATATCCGCAATCTACATAATGTGTTTCACCTGTCACACCTGAAGATAAATCAGATAGGAAGTAATATGCACTTCCTGCTAAATCCTGTAGAGTGATATTTCGTTTCATAGGGTTCACTCCTTCGGCATAAGCCAACATACCCTTACTGCCTTTTACAGCCATAGCAGATGATGTTTTTATTACACCTGCCGATATACAATTTATGCGTACTCCCTTTTCCGCACAGTCTTTCGCTAAGTATCTAGTTGCTGACTCAAGTGATGCTTTTACTAATCCCATTACATTATAGTTGTCGTAAACTCTACGAGCTCCATCATAACTAAGTGTGAGATATGCCCCACCTGTGTTCATAAATTCGATACTGTTTCTTACTATATCTATCAACGAATAACATCCTACGAGTAGCGACTCACTGAAGTTTTCCTTTGATATATCCATCATCTTACCATCTAACTCACGAAAGTCAGTCATACTCATTGCGTGAACAACATAATCAATCTTAGGATAATGGTGTTTGACAGCAAGAAAAGCATTCCTTACATCCATACTATTAGATACATCGCACTTAATAGTATGAGCCATAGGCGATAGTCTAGTAATTCTTTTCTTTATGGAATCGTTTGGATAAGTGAAGACACAAGTATATCCTTCATCTATTAACTTGTTGGCGATACCCCATGCGATGGAGCGATCGTTCGCCACTCCCATAACAACAGCTACTTTCATCTATGATTGCTTACACGAACAGTAATATCAGTTGCGTTTAACTTATCTATGTTAGGATAAGTACACTCCCAATCTTCTCTTGTCCATTTATCTGTAGCCGAATCATAAACATCAAACTGTACCTCTTTCTTTTCAGCAGTAGTTCCTTCTCTATATGCTACTACTAATCTATCTTCGGTACATACACGAACTTCACCAGCATACTCGATACCATTCTCTAAATCTTTCAGAGTTGTGATTCTTTCTTCTAGTGGTTTTACCATTTACTTTGCCTTCTTGATAAATTTTCCATCAGGTCCTCGTTTTTGTTGGGTACTCTGATGTGGTTTTTTTGCTTTTTCTTCAGCATCTTTTGCTTCCGCAATCATTTTATCAGCTTCGTTAGTATTAATCTCAGCAATTTTACTTGCTACAGCTGGTGTGATTTTAGGGTATATCTTATCCAACCTTTGGTCTTTAATTGCTAGAAGTATTTTAGCTTCTGCAGGTGGGACACTTTCAAGCATCTCAATAAATAAACCTTCTCTTTTTACAGGAGAAAGATCTTCTCGTTTAAAGATATAACCTATGCGTCTTGCTTCAAGATACATATTTGTTGGAGTTGCACCATCTGGCTCGTCAGCTTCTTTAAAAGGTGGGTTGCCTTCTGGTAAAATCCATTTATTCGCAGGATTAAATGCATTCTCAAAAATAATTCTTACTAATGCGTCATCCTTGTATTTTTCAACTTCTCCAGTGTCATTAATGTCCTGAAGAATCTTTTCTATATATTTCACAGCCATATTTAAAAGTCCTCAATTTCTTCTAATAATAAATTACAGCGATTTTCCATAAGATAATTGTATAGTTTCATCTTATCTCCCTTCGCTTTATTATTTAGGTACTCGTCCACGATAGCTTTTGAATATTCTTCAGGTATATGGTCAAGCGATATAACCCTTTCATTCCTATCCCACCTTTCCCTTTCTTCGTCAGTTCTACAGGCATCTCTACCAAAAGCATAGAACTCCTCTAGGATTTTCTTGGTGACAGGTTTCTGCCTGACACCCTCCTGATGAAAGATATCATCAGGCGAAAATATGTTTGGTACACCATCACCAGTGTCACCTTTTACTATGTGCATAGTAGTAAATTCTTTAATAGTTTCCCCTTTAGCTAGAGTGACAAACTTTTTCTGCATAGGGGAAAACTGTTTTACATGTGAATATTTTTGAAGCTGTTTAAAATCTTTATCCGATGATATGATTATTACTGGTTCATTATTACCGAATGTATCGGTATGATTTACGAGAGCACCAATAACATCATCAGCTTCACATCTTTCTATACGCATAACTTTGTAAGGAGAGTTTTCATCTATCTCATCCCTTACTTTACTCATTATGGTAAATAAAATATCCCATGGCATGTCATCCTGTTCCCTAGATCCTGCTCGTTTAGATTTATAGTAAGGATGATAATCTTTTCTCCAATAATTAAAGCTGTCGCAACAAACAACTAAATCGCCATATTCTTTTCCGTACCTCTTCTTGTACATTTTAAGCGAAGATAAAATACAGTGACGAATAATATTCTCTACACCTTTTTCGTCACCTGAATTATCTGCAGCAATCAGGTCTTGCCTGAAAGACATAATGTTAGATATTGCTACTTGGCTATAATCAATTAATATCATGGAAAAACTCTTCTCGTTGGTGGGTTGTTAGTAGCAGTATGCCCAGGATAATAAAATGAAATCATCCTATCATATTTAAAGGATCGCCATTCATTTATCTCAGTATCAAAAACTACAAATAAATCCATATTATTATTTGCTTTATCGCTTTTAGGCATTTTTTCTTCAGGGATCCATCTACTATTAGTTGTAAACTTTCCTTCCCTTTCAGTACCATCTTCCTTTTTAAATTTAACAGTACACACAGACTCACCTAGTTGTTGTCGCATTTGAGTTTTCATATTCAAATCAAACTTTCGGTCATCATATTCATCAGTCATACAAACATCTCCATTATAAAGTTAATCGATAAGGCATAACATTATCTACCCATTCTCCGCACACATATAATGTAGGACTCATGTCCTTAGCAATCTCTTGGGCTTCCTCTAATGTATTAGCTTCTATATCTTCAGAAGCATAAGTCTTACGAGAGCCATCACTTAGTGTTACATCGAACTGGGTCAAAAATATCGCCATAGTTATATTCTAGTTCTTAAAAACTTAAAAGTAAAGGGGAGTGATACTGATGACCGACTCCCCTTTATAATCATATCAGGACGATGTGATTACGCACCAATAAGTGCTCTATATCCAGCAGCAACTACTGCCCTTGTAGGTGTACCGATACGATACTTCTTATAGGTCTGACCCATAGAATTAGTTCTATTGTTCAGATAGATTGCAAAACCTTTCAATTTCAAGTTTTGCACAGTAGCATATGGATTCTTAATCCCAAATCTGCTACTGATTTGATTAGCAGTAAACTCACTGCCATTTTGTAAAGCACGAAGCAACCTTGCTTCTTGCGTCATTTTAACATTAGCCATATATCCTCCTTAGATAGTTTGGTAATTGTTGTATATCTGCTTTTACACAGTATTATCATTCTACTCTAAAAAAACTTAAAAGTAAAGTAAAATCGTCCAAAACTATTAAAACCAGTGTTTTCAGCCCCCATTAGATAAAAACGGACTCTCCATTTCGCTCTGGAGTGGTGAAAGTCGATGAGCATAAGGGTTTATACCAGGAAAAAAGATGTGCTTTCCAGTGAGCTGTGAGAAGCTCTATATTTGAAATGCCCTTATTTTACCCTGTTTTTAAGGTTTTTAAGAGCTGTTTCTAGCTTTAAAGGTATATATGGGGCAAATTGGAGGGTTGTGCGTGGTTTATTACTATGGTTTCTAACACCATGAATAGTAGATAGGTTGATAAGGCAGGTTCCATTATTCTGATGAGTGAATACTCTGGTGCATTCTGCCTGTTCTTTCTCAGTTAAGATAGCATAGATATCTTCCCTATGCTTAAATTTTTCTTTATCTCTTTGAGCAATAGATTCTTGGAAATTAAAATCCCATGTTGGGTGAGAGTAGAAGTCTGTATGATGTTCTCCTTCTCCCCAAGTCATGTTTATCGCCCACGAGTCTCCATGCTGGCGAGAATGACAATGTAATGCCATCTTAGAATTAGGTGGTGTGGTTAGAACAATACAATACCAACCTCCAGGAATCCAATTAAGATATCTATGTACAACTTCAGGTATTACCTCTGGGCGAAGTTCCCAAGGAAAAGAGTTTTGTTTCCATTGACCACCATGTTCATGACTATCTGCATATTCACCAACATTAAAATGCATCTCTTGGTCTAATAGATTAATATCTTCATGTTGAAGACCAGTAGTTTGTTCCCCATCCTTTGTAAGATTGATAACTGTAATTGTTTTCTTATCAGTTGACCAAAGATTAGGTCTTTCTATTTTAGGGATGTTTAATGGGATTAAGTATTTAGATTGAATAAGGGACTTGTTTCCACTTACCACTTTCTTGGTCATAGTAAAATTCCTGACATGAGTGTGACCAAAATTCTACATAGTAAGTAGTTTCCCCATGAGATATAGTGTAGTTTCCTGTCTCATCCTTTTGAAATGGTAATGGGTATTCTTTTATATTATTCTTTAAAAAATAAGCACACTCGTTTCTATTTTCAAATGGTATAGTCCAGTTGGAATGAAGAGTGTCTCCACTGCCTACAAATGCAGTAAGCACTATGTAAAAAATAGTATCTATGAAAATATCTGGCATCATTTTGGTTCGTATATTGTTATAAGTTCTTCTTTTCCCTTCACCTTGATTTTATCAAGTTCTTTGGATTCAATACTATTTAGGGCATCTTTGGTGTACTGAGAATATAGAGTATGACAGTTTTTATAGTTTCTAGTTTGAGCTTCTAATCTGGCAGCAAGGTTTACTGCGTCACCGATTACTGAGTAATCAAATCTCATTTCACTACCCATATTTCCTACAATACATGTACCAGTATTTACACCTGAGCCAATATTAATCTCAGGTAATCCTGCTTCTTTATATTCTTTCTTTAATTTTTGTGTTTCTTCAGCACACTCTATAGAAGTTTTGACTGCCAACTCTGCGTGATTATCACAATCAAGTGGAGCATTCCAGAATGCCATAATACAGTCGCCCATATATTTATCGACACACCCACCATTAGCCAATACAATTTTAGTCATACGATTTAAGTAATCATTAATGAGTTCAACTAATCCTTCTGGGTCATCTTTATTTTTAAAATACTCAGATATAGGAGTAAAGCCAACTATATCCATAAATAAGAAACTCATCTCTCTTTTCTCACCACCCAGTTTTAATTTACTTGGATCTTTTTGTAATATAGCAACTTGTCTTGGATCTAGATATCTTTCAAACTGTTTTCTTATTTGTTGTTTTAAATTAAACTCTAGGATAAATCTAGTAAAGGTAGCATGAAAACCTACAAGGAATGTAGCTATTACAAACCAAGATACATCTACTAGCCAACCATAATAAGTAAATGCGAAGTATGCTTTCGCGATGGCAGCAGATACAACCACACCTAGATAAATTGCCAACCAAGCATAAGGTAAAAACCTACAAGCAAAGATAGTAATAATACACCAAAACATCATTAGCATTATTTCTGCTAATGGCAACCAATCTACTCTAGTTATTTGTTCGCCTGATAAAACAGTTTGTAATGTAGAAGCAGTTATATAATGTGAATACTGTTCACCTCTTGGTGTAGCAATTATATTAGATATACCAGCAGCAGTTGGAGATACGATTATAGTTTTACCAAATAATAATAAATCATTTATCCCATTTTCTACATCCATCATTGACATAGTATGATATTCTTTATCGTGCCTTAACCATATTCTAGCATTCGCATCAGTTTCAATAGTAGCGAATCCTGGAACTCTCATAGCTTGTATGCCACCATCACCTGCTTTTACTTGATAGGATGGGTCGCCCACTGCGACTCTAATAACTTCTATGGCTATACTAGGATATATGTCATTATCTATTTTCATAAGTAGAGGAACTCTACGAACAACACCATCTATTTCAGGTGCAGTATTTACAACACCTACACCATTTGCTGCCTGACCAAGTTGTGGTATTGGACCAAGCATACCACCCCACTCAAATAAGTATGGTAATGGGTCACCTATTTTAGCCACACCTCTAGGCACACCATTCTTATTAATATCATTAGTTCCTAATTGAGCGATAACAGTTCCTGCTTTTAGTGTAGATTCAAACACCCAGTCGCCATCCTCTCTATCTTTTTCTGAGAATAATATTGGGAATACTATTACACCTGCTCCAGCTTCTCTTAATTTTTCTATAAGGAAACTGTAGTGTACTCTAGAGAATGGGTATTGACCTTTGACATCTAATGTAGCTTCGTCTATTTCAACTATAACTATATCTTCAGAAAAAGTTTTTTCTTCTGATGCTAATAGAAAATCAAAA